AAAAAAAAAAAAAAAAAATTTAATACTAATAAAAATGAAAACTATGAAATTAATTTCGATTACGAAGAATACGGTCTCGTAAAAAAATTATTGGGTAATTGTCGTGTTGATTTAATTACAAATAGTGGAGATGAAGTTATTGGTGTAATAAGAGGTAATATGCGAAAGTATAATAAACGCGTATTAATTGAAAAAGGTGATATTGTTGTAGTATCAAAAAGAGAATTTCAATCAAACAAAGTGGATATAGTACACAAATTTTCTTTGGATAAATATCCTGATATATTAAATAGTGATAATATTTCAAATACTTTAAAAAATGAATATTATAATAGTTCTTATACTTCTGCAACAAATGATAATGATACACATATTAACTTTGGTGGTTCTACATCCGATGACAGTGACGGAGAATCATATAATAAAGTAAGATTTTTAAATATAGAAGATAACAGTAGTGATAGTAGTAATAGTGAAAAAAATGTAGATATTGATAATATATAAATAGATGATATAATTATTAAGATAAATAATGAAGATCCTACATATTATTATATATTCAAATTCTAAATTTAGTGATAATATTAAAGATGGCACTTATGAAAAAATGCAAAAAGTTTTAAGCAATTACTATAAAAAGTTTAATGATAATGTATTAACATATTTTGTAAAATATAATGAAAGTGTTAAGAGTACTTATGGGACAGAATATTATATTGAAAATGATATTATATATATAAATGGTAAAGAAACATTTATTCCAGGTATTTTAGAAAAAACTTTGCTTTCTTTCAAATATTTAAATAACTTTGATTATGATTATCTTATAAGAAGTAATATTAGTACAATTATAGAATTTAATAGATTAATTAGCTATTTAGAAAAAAACCCTATTGATTATTATGGTGCTGGTAAATTAGTTAATTTACAATGGACAGGTGGAGGTATCTTTGATTCAACGTGGTATGGTACGCTATTTGCATCTGGAACATCAATTATATTTACTAAAAAAGCTGTTGACGAAATTGTAAATAATATGAATTTAGTTAGAATGGATATTATTGATGATGTATCATTGGGTGTTTATGTTAGAGAACATAAAAAAGTAAATCCAATAGAAATAAATCAAAAACATTTCTATGAAGTACCTCATTTTAATAAAGATAGCAATTCTATTAGTAAGTTTATAGAATTTATAAAAAATAACAATGATATAATATTTTATAGAAACAAATGCTTTGGTATTTATGTTAAAAAAAGAGATATTGATTATGAGCAAATGGAAATTATAATAAACACTATAAAATAATTATTTTTTACTTATGCAACTATTATTATCATACGTAGATGGCATAAAACTATATAGATTACCATTATCATCCTTAAAAGCTTCGCGTTGAAGTCTTTTACTATATTTAAAAGAAAACTTGGATAATTTTTTGTTATCATATAATGTCATTATTAAAGTATGTAATGGTGCATCACCCCATCTGTAATAAAATATATAACCTAACTTATCAATTTCATTTATAATATTTTTAATTTCTTTCGTATTCCATAAACATGGCCTTGTAATGCAAAAGTTATTATAATACATTAATGGCATAGCCATTTCAATAGTTTTTTCATTATATTCTTTATCATTTATAATCGAATAAATCTCTTTAAATTTATTAAAATATTTACTTGTATTATCCAACTTATGATCCATAAATAATTCCTTTATTTTATCTTTTTTATTAGGATAAATACCCTCAAAAAAGTCCTTCATACCATAATTGCATATACTACAATCTATATGTACTATATTTGATATATAATTGAAGTCTTTATCTTTCATTATTTGAAACATATCTTCCTTAATTGGTTCTTCAATAATACTATCATCATCAATTCTCATAACATAATCATATTCTTTGCAATATTTAAAAAAGTGTTTAATCCAAAAATTACACATAATTCTATATTTATCATTTCTCCAATATGGTACGGGTTTAACATTAATACATTTTTCCATTTTTGATTTATTAATATGATCTGGGATTTTGAAATCATTTTTATCAAGTTCTTGAAACTTGACAATATCTTTGCATTCACCACGAATACTTAATAGAATCTCATTTTTAGAATTATTATCATAGTCACCTTCATGTAATATAATAACAGGATATTTATATTTAGAATTAAAATTTTTAAACAAAAAATATAAACAAGTTTTTAAATATATTTTTCTTTCAGGTGTATTTTGTGTCAATATATATATTGCCGCTTTTAACATATTTATTAAATAATATAACAGTATTTTTATATATTAATCATCATTATCTATACCATATAAATAATAATTGTTATATAATTTATAAGCTTTCATATCAGCATCACATATTGTACTATTAAATATTGCAAAACTATATAGTGTAATATCACAATTTTTATTTTTATTTATTACATATGGATATAATGGTCTTAATATTTCTTCATCTTGCTTTTTAAAAGATGATTCAAAATTATTAATATAAAATTTAATATCAGTATTATCAATTGTTAATCCCATAAAAGTATATTCGCTGTTAAAAATATCCTCACTAACATCATAAATATTATATGTATAAGTGTTTATTTTTACTTGTACAGTATATTTTTTCTTAACATACAGCTGATTATGATAAACAATTTCATCATTGTAATTTTTCTTTATGTGTTCGCACATATTTTTTTTGATAACATATTCTTTTTCATCTTCACATTCGCATTTTTTAGCTAAGTATTCTTTAAATTCATTATTTGATATATCATTATTATTATAATAATTATTGTGTATATTTATGCTATTTTGTAAATTTTCAATGATTTTTTTACAATTCGCGTCTTCCTTACATTTATCATCAATATTATTAACTTTAATTTTATTTGAGTTTATGATATTGATAGATATTAAATTACCTTCATTAGAATTCTCTAAAAATAATAATTGACCCATATCACCATCTATATTGTTTAATTTAAAAGTAAATAACATAGAAATATTTTTTAATACATCTAAATTATCAATTATTGGTTTATATTTTTTATCATTTACATTGATATAATTATTATGCATTATTTTAGGAAATCCTTTTACCTCTTTTCTAGTAAAATTCATATTACCAGAATATAAAGAAGATTGTAATTTTTTAAATTTAGGTGATTCATCATCTTGTATTTCTATAAAATCATTAGGTACTATTTTTAATTCTTCCCATTTCATTCCTAAATCATCTTTTACATAATTAGGTGTTATTTCTATTTTAGAATTACTGATATTATAACCTCCAACATCTGGTTTCAAAGGAAATTTGATATATTCTGGATTATTATCTAGTTTAACATCTCCATCATTACTATGTATTGCGTTCTTATTATCTAAATTCCATATTTTTTTATCTTCATCATAATTATCTTTGTTATATGAAGATATTAATGTAACTAAATAATGTTTCTTTAATAATCTATCAATCTTAAAATTATTTATTATGTTTTTATTACAATTGATATAATTTTTTTCGTCTTCATTATCATAACTGCTATCTTCAAATGTTTCCATTATATATTTTTCTTGCTCTATATTACTAAATTCTTCTATATCATCATCTTTTTCTTCTGTCTCATTATTATTATTTGTAAATTTGAAATTTAGTAATGATATTAATAAAAATATGCCTATTAGAAAACCTATTACGTATAGATATATCTCATACATTATTGTTATTCCCTTAATAATTACTATTAAAAAAAAGATATAAGAACTATTGCGAATATTATATTCATAAAACAATGGGAAAAGATAAACTTGATACCGTAGACTTTATGTCATTTATTAATAGAATGAGTAAATTAGATGAAATGAATACTCCAAAAAAAAATAAAAAATCTAAATGTGTTGTTAAGGAAACTGATGAAGATGCAAATGGTGAAGATGTCGCTGTTAATAAAGATATCAAAGAAACCGAAGATGATGATGTAAAAACTGGAAGTGACGGTAGTGACGGCAGTGACGGCAGTGACGGTAGTGACGGCAGTGACGGTAGTGACGGTAGTGACGGTAGCGATGTTACTGACGAAGAAGATGTAGACGAAGATGATAGCGACGATGATAGCGACGATGATGAAGAAGACGAATTTAATTTAACAGATGAAAACTTGTACAATTTATTTAACAGTTTCTTTACAGATGAATATGGAGTAAATGTAGCTACATCCATGTCAAATATTGCGTATGAATTACATAGTTTAAATAAGAATTTAAGTAAAATGCTTAAAGATAAAGAAAAAAAGTAATTATATAAAGTATGTTTGAAAAGGAAAACGAATGGTATTGTAGCAAATGTAAAAAATACATACCTAATTGTATTGATATTGATTATCATGAAAATACAGTTCACCCTAATATGAATAATGAATATGTTAGTTCGTGGTATAAAAATGGAAAGAAGGGTATGTCGCCATATGATTAATTAATATAATTACCCCATAATTTTTTTTCTAGTTTAATATTTCTATTATTGTCATCTTTGAGATATAAACCATATTTACCGATATTTAAATAATAATCTCGGTTTTCGTGTTTAATTTTTTTAGGAAGTGATGCTAGAAAACTTATTTCATTTTCTTTTAATTGATCTGCATTTATTTTCTTCCATTTTAAATAAGATTCAATATTAGTATACTTATTCTTCTCTTTATTATAATAGCAATATCCATATCGTGTTGAAATAATACCTGTTTTATACTCAACTACTTCTTTTTTCACAGGAGTCAATTTAATATTTTTTAGAGACCCTTCTATTTTTCCATAAATGGATTTTAATATAGTATTCTTGCTATTTTTTGCATTTATTATATCATCCAAATCATTCTCCATATTTGAAGTAAACTTTAAATCGCATAAGTAAGGCATTATATCATATATATATTTTATTACATCATTGCCGAGTTCAGTAGGAATTAATAGATCCTTTTGTTTACCACCTAGATTAATTACTTTATTACTAGTAATTATATCTTTGTCTTTTTTTTTCATATTTTCTACATTATATTCCTGTTGAGGATTTTGTCCAAATTCAACATATTTTTTTTCAATTAATTTATCAATAATAGTTGCATACGTAGATGGTCTCCCAATACCCTGTTTTTCTAATTGTTTAATTAATTGTACTTCATTATACATTGAAGGAATATCATCAATATTTCCATTTGAATTAATTTCAGATAAATAACATTGTTCTTTTAGTAATTTTATAAAGTCATTATATGATTCTATTTTATTACCATATACGATATTAAATCCATCAAATGTCATATAACTATTAACTGCTTTGAAATTATAAGTATTATTATTTATTGTTATAATTATATCAGAATATTCAGCATCAGTCATTAGTGAAGCCAATGTGCGTTTTCTTATCATATCATACATTTTAGTATGCCCGCTATTACATCCTTCAAAATGACACGTCTCCAAATTAGGATTTGTTATACGAACAGCCTCATGTGCTTCTTGTGCATTGCTTACTTTCGTTTTATAAGTTCTATATTTAGCATAGGTTTCCGTATAAGTATTTTTGATATATCCTAAAAACTTCTTTTTCGCATCTTCTGATATATTTGTAGAATCTGTTCTTAAATATGTAATTAAACCATTTTCATATAAATCCTGAGCAATTTTCATAGTATTTTTTGCATTAAATTTAAATTTATTATAACTGTCTTGCTGCATTGTTGTAGTAGTATACGGAGGAGGTGGTGACACTCTTCTTGTTTTTATTTCAAAAGACGTCTTCCATGTTGACATTATTTCTAAACTATTCATAATGCGTTTTACACTATCTATATCATATGATTTGTAGTCATTATTATCGTCTTGTAATGTTCCTGTTATATTAGATTTTTTATCAAATATAAACTTAGCTTCTATTTTCCAATATTTTTTGATTTCTTTTGAATTAATTAAAGTTCTTTGATTAATACATATGATTAATCCAGCAATTTGAACCCTACCGGCGCTAAGATAATTTTTATTAAACTTAGACCATAATACCGGTGATACTTTATATCCTATTAATCTATCAACAATCCTTCGTGTCTCTTGAGCATTTACAGTATCAATATCAATATTTCTAGGATTATCAATTGCATTTTTAATAGCATTTGGTGTAATCTCATTAAATGTTATTCTATGACATTTTTTATCTTTGATAATATCTTTAATAGCATGCTTTACGTTATTTGCAATTGCTTCTCCTTCCATATCAGGATCAGCAGCCAAATATATAATATCAGCTTTTCTCGCTAATTCGCGAATATTACTTATTATTTTAGGATTTGTTTTAATATATTCTATTTTCCATGTTTCAGTATCAAAGCCTAATTTTTCTTTGGGTAGATTATATATGTGCCCTCCTGTAAATGTTACAGTAAAACTATCATCATTTACATATTTTTTGATAGTCTTGGTTTTAGTAAAACTTTCTACAATTATTAAGCTCTTCATATTTTATTTTAAAAAGATAATTATATAATCATTTTTTACTTAGTTTTACATATAAATACTAAATAATTACTATAATTATGAATTAATGCTTTATTTAACATATTATACAGGGCATAATGATGGTTTTGGTTCTCAATATCAGCGTATATTAGGAATATATAGTTTATGTAAAAAATATAATCTTCAATATTATCATACAAAATTACAAGATATAGAATATCAAGGACTAAAAGCTCTTGAAAAGAATGCCAATTCTAAAAGTTTCATTGAAGAGTGTAATAGTAGAATTAAAATAAAAAATAATAAAAAAATACAATTTTCAGATGTATTAGAACTAGTATCAATTAATGAAGAGATTTTATTAGCTTTGAAAGCAAGAGGTGAAAATACTAATATATTAGTGAAAATAAGATATCCTTATAATATTACTGATAAAGTCCCTGATATATATTTACCTTGTAAAAACTTGTATAAAACACGCATAAATAAAAACTCTAAATTAACAATTGGATTGCATGTGCGAAGAGGTGAACTAAATGTTGTTGACTGTGATAGAATGTTGCCCAATGAATATTATATTAATAATGCTATGAAAATTATTAACATATGCAAGCAATGTAATATTGAATATATTGTAGAGCTTTATACTGAATTACCAGAACAAGATTTATTAGTATCAGGTAATCATCCAGGTATTAACGGGCGTATCAAAAATGATATTATTATAAGTAAAAATACTCACAAAATAGAAGAGTTTAATATTTTACCCAATTTAAAAAAGTATATTAATGAAGAATTACTTATTACATTTGATAGAATGATTAATTGTGATATATTGATAGCAAGTAAATCTAGTTTATCAGCATGTGCAAGCTATCTCAAAAAAGGTATCACCGTATATAGTAAGTTTTGGCATACATTAAATACAAAGGATATTGAACACGAATCACAAATGTATAATGTTATATTAAAGAATTATATTAAACATTATGATAACAATACAGGTATTCCTAAAAAAATATGTCAAGTTCGGATGCAAGGCAATAAACCAGATTATATAAAAGATAATATTATGAAATTAAATCCGGATTATACATACAATTTTTTTACTGAAAAAGATTGTATTGAATATCTTAGAGAAAACTTTACAGATACTATTTTATTAAAGTTTAATCATATAAATAATTTGGCTCATAAATCTGATTTATTTAGATATTGTTATTTACTTAAAGAAGGTGGAATATATGTAGATGTAGATTTGAATTTCCATAAGTCGTTTGATGATATAATTAGAATATCTGATTATGCAGATATGATATCATCTGTTGGTGCAAACTCAAACAATATTTACAGTGAATGTAATAATGGATTTATTATTACTAAACCTAATAATAATTTATTTATATATTTAATTAATAATATAATTAGTAATATTAACCCATTAGATTATGGCTATTATGTTAAATATTTATATACACAATTACAACCATTAAAAGTTTTTGAAAAATATAATAAAAATAACTTTAATTATTATTTATTTAAGGAAGTAATGATAAGTAATAAGTATTACATAGTAGATAAAAACGAAAATATAATTATTAACACAAATGGACATGATTATTGAGAATGGAATGATTTCAATATCATACTATTCAAATAACGAAGATACACAAATAATATTATCATATATTTATGATAATCTAAAAGATATTGAAGGAGAATGCATAAGTAGTGTTAAAAGAATGGAAAACAATGATTTTGAAAAAAGAAAAAAAAATTATATTTTTATACATAGAATTATACCTGTTAATGGTATTTATAAAATAGATAATATTGATATTCAAATTTCAGATTTTGTGTTGAATGATTGTAATATAGCTAAAATAAATTATAAAACAAATTATTATGTAATTAAAATACTTAAATTAACTAGTAATAGCAAAGATAATATCTTAAATTTTGTTGAAAAAGCCATAAAAATCAAAGAAAAAGAATCAGATGAAAAACTCAAAAATAAGTTTGTAAATAAAATTGAAAAGAAACGTTATTTATACTTTGATTGGGTATTTGATTCTTTAATACCAAAAAGAAGTTTTAATAATATATTCTTAAAAGAGGGTCAAATCGAGAAGATTGATGAAGCTTTGTCAGCATTTACAAACAAAGATAATTATAATGATTATGTAAAACATGGTATTCCATACAAAATAAACATATTGTTGCATGGCAAACCAGGAGTTGGTAAAACTTCGTTAATACATGCAATTGCATCTAAGTGTGATGCATGCATTTGTAATTTAAATATAAATAGTGAATTAAATGAAAATGATATGATAAGAGCTGTTAATTCTGCATCAAATACAGAAAAAACATCTATATTAGTTATTGAAGATATTGACTGTATATTTACAGATAGAAAAGAAGGAGATTGTATTAAAAATAAGGTAACTATGAATGGTATATTAAATTGTTTAGATGGATTTAACAATCCCGAAGGTCTTATCGTAATAATAACAACTAATTATCCAGATAAATTAGATTGTGCTCTATTGCGTTCGGGAAGAATTGATATGAATATTGAATTAACATACTTAGATAAATATCAGGGAAAAAATATGTTTAAAGCTTTTTTTAAAGATGATACTATTTTTGAAGAAATGTGGGCAAATATTAATAAATATAATATTGAACCATCAACATTAATGCAATTTTTGTTTAATAATAGAAAAAGTAATATACGTGAAAAGTTACATGAATTATATGATATATTAGAAAAAAAACATTATTCACAAAATAATAAAAATATATATATGTAGAAATGGGAGGAGGTGGAAGTAAACCCGTTGAAGATGCTTTTTGCGAAGATGGAAAAAGTATAATTAGTGGCCTAAAAAATATTGAATGTTTTTCCAATAATAAAAAGAATGAATTAATATATATATGTATTATATTTATTATTTTACTTATTATTAGCATACACTTTTTGCATCGAAGGCGATAACATTATTTTTATTATCTCTAATAATACAATTAGGATTAAATGTTATTAGACCATTATTATATCCATTGAAAGTTTTAAGATCACTAATAACTTTATCAGTTCCGTAATAATTGTGTTTGATTACATCATTATCAGTAAATCCATGTCCAAGTGTAACACATTCAGTATTGCCAATCATAATGATATTGTGTTTTTCAAGAACATAATTATACATATATTCACAATCAACTGTAATAGTTTTATTAAGAGTATTTGGAAATACCCATTCTGTTTTTTTAACAGGATGATATGGTGTAATCATTATATCGTCATTAAGTTTTACCATATCGCATTTACTATTATTGCATTTGATTTTGGTGACACATAGTACTTTTGCATATGTAGTTTCAGATGTCATTACCATATCTCCTTTAACAATATTTTTGCATTTCTTAGTAATATTTGGATATACTGAAACACTACTATTTTCGTGAAAACAACCTCCATCTACATTATGAAAACTCTGTCTAAATTGAATTACACTATTTAAAGTAGCACTTTTAGTATTTCCACCACCTCGCGTAGATACATCACAATTTCTTACTTGATTAGATGGCTTAGGTGGTTCCATATTTGCATAAATTTCATCAATATTATCAACAAGTACACCAAATAGTGTTCCACCATATACAGATACGCTTTTATCCTTGAAATTATTACATCTTTGCTCTTTGTGAGCAAACATAAGAGAATAAAGATAATTTTTACCCCATTTACCATAAATGGCATCAGTTGAAATAGCCATCTTTACTTGATCTTTAACATCATTTACAATAAGACTGTCATTGTTATATTTAGTAATATAGTCATTAATATAAATTGAAGCTGTACTTTTATTGGGCATTATATTAATAATTTTTTGCAATAATTCAACAAATTCAAGGCGCATCATGATATCAGCATTATCTTTATAATTTTCTTCAACTGCTGTTACATTAGTAATATTATTTGTATATGAGTTATATTCTAATTCAATAGAATAATCTGGATTTTCATTATCAAACTCAATTACAATTTCCTTATTTTGTCCATAATTGACTGTATTTAGTTTAACACAATTTGTATTGTTGTATCCATAAATCTTTTTAATCTTTGTATCTCCATTTGTTACAATATTTACAATTGTATTTGTAGCACATGCTGTTTTAATATTTGCCATTGCATGGATAATAATAGTTCCAACAAATCCAGAATCAGGAATAAATGAGAATGTACCATTTCCTGCACTAGCAATATTAGCAAGTACATTGGTATCAAGTGAATACCCAAATCCAAATGTATAAATAGTTGGCTTAATTGTCATTGATTTCAAAATTCTTTCTAGACTTTCTACAATACCTCTTGGTGGAAGCAAATGTTCACTTGGAATACCATCTGTCATAAACATCAATGATTTATTACAAACATCATTATTCTGAACATTTGAAAATTGTTTAAGACCCATACTTAGACCAGCCCACACATTTGTACAACCTTCTGTATTGAGATTACTTACCAAACTTTTCAAATATGTTTTATTTGATTCATTGATATTAGTCATACCACATATTACTTTTGCTGTATCTGAAAATGTAACAATTGAAATTTTATCATTATTATTTAATGATTCAATAACAGTTTTAATTGCATGCTTTGTAATATCAAGAATTGTAAAGCCAACATCTACTTGCCTTTTATCTTGCTCAACAAAAGCTGCAGCATTCATTGAACCAGATACATCAATAACAATAACAAGCTCATTTGGTACTTCAACTTTTCCATCAATTGGATTAACAGAAACGGTTACAATATTATTATTTCTACTTGTTTTAAGTTCAATAGGGTTTTCTTCAACTGTAAAATCAACTTTAACTTTTGGTTCTACTTGTGTATTAATATTACCCGGATTTAAGAATGCTTGAATTGCCTCGCGTAGAGAACGATTAAGCTTCAAATCTGATACACGCAATGAAGAACGAGTAATGGGTGATGTATTATTATTTATTAACCATTGTTTGATTGCCACTTCTTCATAAGAATTACCTTCATTATCCACATATGGTTCGCTCATGATATTGTGGGTGATAGGGCAGATGAAATATTGAGGTACCTGAGTAGTAGACATTATTAATTGTAATTAATTACAATAATAATCTAATCAATTTTTAATTTATCATATAAAAAAATGTTAATAAAAATAAAATTATGTCTAATAAACTAATTATAATAATTGATGCACGCGAACATAAGCTATATGAAGATATAATAGCTCGTGATTTAGATACTTATAATGATAAAATAGAAATTATAAAAGAAAACATTGAATTAGGTGATATACATATTATTTATAATGATATATTTTTTATATTTGAAAGAAAAACAACATGTGATATGCAATCTTCGATTCAAGATGGTAGATATAAAGAGCAGAAAACTCGCATGTTAGCTAATTATACACAAAAGCAAATATCATATATAATTGAAGGTGATGATGTGCTATCATCTAAAACATATAATAAATCACGAATGTTGCAAGGAGCATATTTGCATACAATGTTTAGAGATAATATCAGAGTATTATATACTAAAAATACCAATGAAACAGCAACATTAATCTTAACGATTTCAACAAAGATTATTGATAATCCTCAATATTTTATTAATAATGGCGAACGAGATACTGACTATACCAGTTGCATAAAAATGAAAAAGAAAAAAATAGAAAATATTGATGAAAATACTTGTTACATTATGCAGTTATCGCAAATACCATATATTTCAAATGTTATCGCAAAAAATATAGCATTAACTTATCCTAATATGGTATCTTTAATAGATACTTTAAAAGATTGTGATAACAAAAATAAAGAATTATGTAAAATTGAAGGTGTTGGTAAGGAAAAAGCTAACTGTATTATTAAATATTTATTTAATGATAAATGAGAATGATTTGTGATTTAATATAATATCTGAATATTTACGAATTTTATTAACCAATTTTAATGCACCTAGGTTTTGTGTTTCAAATATATTTTCCATAATATTACTATCTTGTTTTTTAGTTAGTTCAATATAATTAATAAGTGCCTCGTTGTAATCTTTTACAAATGCTTTGTTATTTAAAGCAATCATATATGTCTTTTCTTGATTAACTTTCAGTATTTCGCTAATTATTTTTATAGTTTCTGATTCTTTGTTTTTACAATCATCATTGTGATAACTCCATATTTTAGTTTTATTATCAATAATAGATGCGTCAGCTACAATTTTGCCAGATTTTTGATTTTTAGTTATTTTAATATCTACTTTACAAACTCCATCTGGAATAGTAGTATCTAGCTTTTTTGAATTTATTTTTTCGGGTTTTGTATCCACGATTACATTACTATCAGCATCTTGAATTTCCTTTACTTTTTTACTACGAGGTTTTTTAGGTTCAGATAAAATCTCAATATATTTATCAAACAATAATGCTTTTACCATTTGAAGTTTTAAATTATCAATACGATTGCGTCTCTTGATTTCATCTTGATATATTGGTTTAATTTGTAGATTTTTATCTATTTCATTCCAATAACTATCATCTTTATCATAACCAGGTAATTCTTCTAAACAAAGAGCATACAATTGTAGAAGAGGCTTCATAATTTGATTTGTAATATAATGTAGATAATCAGGTGTTAATTTGTTTTCAACGATAAACTCTGGATTTTCTATTTTGTCACCTTGCAAACCAGATGTACTATTTGTTTTAATATATACATATGGGATTCTTTCATTTACTACGGGACGATTGCCGGGGTCACGTGCACCAATTCTATCTGCAAGAACCTTGTGGGCAATCTTGGATGGATCCTTATAGGATGCTCGCAGATTTTTGGTAATTACTAAATCGCTTATTGGTGCCTTGCCTTCAACTAAATCATATAATTCATCTTGAAGAAATTCAATAGATGCTCGCAAATCTTGTTTTTTTAAGATTATATCAATTACACCTCCATAAATTTTCTTTACAATTTGAGCATTATCACGACGTTTCAATACAATACCCATAGATTTTTGTTTGTATTTATTAACATCAAATTCATACAAATTACCTACATATCTTTTCTTACTAAATAAGATGAATGGATAAAGTGATTTCTCATAATTTAGTTTTTGCGGTTTAGGCATAATCTTAGCTATTTCTTTTTCAACTTCTACACCAGTCTTAATTGCGAATGGTAGTGCATCTTTACCATGAACTATATTACCCTCATTATCCTTTAATGGAAATTTACAGAAAATAGAATCTGTATCACCATAAATAACATCGGCATTATAGTTATCCTCAACGAATTTTTTAGCCAACATAATCATTTCTCTACCTGTTGCAGTAGTGCAGGCAGCAATATCTTTAAGATAGATAGATGATGTTCTAGCACCAATTTGACCATAAAGTGAGTTTGCAGTGATTTTATAAGCTAATTGCAGTGCATCAAATACATCTTGTTCAAATGTATTGTATGTTTCTAATATTTCTGATACATCAGATTTATTTATAGTTACTTTTTCACTTGTATCAACATCCAACAATTCATATTTATCATCGTTTTCTGTGCAAAGCCCAGAATATTTTTTACCTTTTTTATCGATAATACTTTGATATTCAATCTTTTTTCTTGTTGTCTTACGCTTTTTAAGAAGCATATCTAAGATATCGGCAATAATACCTTTTTTACCATCTTTATATTGAACAAATGTGCAAACCTTCTCTCCAATCTTCTTTTTCTTATCCCCTTTACCTTCATATAAGTCATAAGACACATCTTTATATTCAATATTAGGATCATCAACGCGATATTTTTCATCCATCAAATAGCAATCATGAGATAGATTTCTCGCAATCATAGATGATGGATACAGAGAACCATAATCAAATACTACAATCGGTTCATTTAGATAAATACCTTCTTTTGGATTTAGAACAACTGCACCTTCGTATCCATCTTCTTCTTCAATAGCATTTTCTCTAAATGATTTAATAACAGGAATCAAAGTATCACGATCCATACATTGCTTTGCAATTAAAGAGAATATCTTGATACCCTGCCCTCTTCTAAATAGAAAGTTTAGGGGAACTAAACATACATTACCCATACCAATATTATTTTCAATGATTTTCAGCTTATGAATCAAACGATTAATAAGACAACAATCCTGGATACAATATTTAGCAATTTCACATCTGTCTGCGCTGTTTCCTTTGAACTTACTGAAAATTTCTTGTGGTTTCAAATCATTCTTTTTATCTCCTAAGAATATTGAAGCAACATTATCTAGTTTATAGCTATCAAGCTTTTGGTCACGCTGCATTACTTTAAGCAAATCAACTAGCACAATGCCATCATAATCTATATATTTTAGAATATTATCACCCATAGCTGATGAAGATAATTGTTGCTCAACAAGACTATTTTTGCGAGTAATTAATCTCCCGAGACCAATACTAAAATCATCAATAATATTTAGCTCTTTTGCTCTATCCCAAATATAAGGCATATCAAAACCAAATATATTATATCCAGTAATAATATCACTATTGAGATTGTTCATTACATCTTTCCATTTATTAAGAAGTTCTTTTTCTGTTTTACAAGAAATTACTTCACATCCTTCAATATCGTCACACGAATCAAGTGATACAATATTCTTGTAAACAATTTTATCGGAACCATACAAATGGACTGTTGTACCAATTTGAATAATCTTATCGCCTTCAAGTGGAATTAGAATATTATCTAAAATCTTACATATCTTGGTTTCTTCGGCATTTATCTCAGCAACTGTCATATTATTATCTTCTTCGTCTTCATTATCACAATTATCACTAACAGATGATGCTATCTTTTCAAGAATACTTATAATTTCAGCAATAACAGGTTTCAATAGTGTTGGAATATTTTGGATAAATTCGTTTGTAATTTTACGTTTAGCATAGACTCGGTTGATTTTAAGATCAGTTGCTTCGTCAATTACAACATCATCTAAATATATATTCTGAATCCAATTCACAAGAAAATCTTCATCACATTCATAACCTGCTTTTGCAACCAAAGCAAGATCTTGTGCTACTTTGCTGTAAGTTTTTTTGGCTACTGGAAAATCACCATGACTACTAGTACATTCAATATCAAAGGATGTTACTAAAATTGGAGCAATTTTATTTTTTTCAATTGCAATCAAGTTTTTATGATTAGAAATAATATTATAATCACATCTACTAATATCATCATTGATTTTGTATTTTTCAATGCGAACCCAACTACAAGGCTTAATATCTTGAATGTGAAGATATTTCAAAAATGGGTCAATATTACTTTCATATTGTGTGAAACCTTTTTTCTCCAAAGTTTTAAAATAGTATTTCAAATTATTATATAATTTCATTGATTTTACACAAACCTTCATAAAGCGAAATACTTTATTATTGGTAAAACCCCAGAAATCTTTTTTTCTCACAATGGTTAAATCTTTAAAATGATTTTCCATATTCTTTGGAATAATCTTTCTTTCATATTCGCGGTTCATATATTGTGACATATATTTTTGCGATAACATATATTCTTTGAACTCTGCCACTTTATTTTCAAAAGCTCCATCACTCAATTCTTCCCAAGATTCAGGTGGTTTGATATAGAAGAATGGTGTAAAGTTTTGAACATCAACACAAACAGTAGCCCCATTTTCACATGTCCCATAGATGAGAAGTGTGTAAAGCTCGTCATAATCTTTTTCCTTATTTTTATCATTTTCAGGAACATATATGTCAGTTATTTGAAACTCAACTACATCTTTTTTAGGTGTAATAGGCTCATAAGTTTTGCGCGGAAAATCCATTATAATTAACAGTATACTTTTTCTTTTAAATAAAAGAAATCAATTTTTAATTTATTATAATAAATAGAGAATGGAAGTAGGTTCCGAAGGTTTAGTTATACTCTTTGTTATAATTATAGGTGGCTACTATATCATAAATATGTATAACGAAAAAGACTTAGTTCAGGTAACAAGTAGTGTTGATAATGAAAAATACACCGTACAAATAAGAGAAGACTCAAAAGAAGCCGCTGATTTAATTGCCAAAATTAAACAACGTCTTATAACATTATTAGAACATATGGAAAGAACATTTGGTGCTGATGATGAACGTGTAGCAAATTTAAAAATGAATTTTAGACCAGAACGCCTTAAAGAAGGTGTGGATACACCTGGGTATACTAGTTATTCAATTAATAAAGGGGAACAAATCGTATTATGTTTACGTAATGGTGATAAACTTGTTGATATTAATACTATGATGTTTGTGGTATTGCATGAGTTCGCACATTTAGCATCTGTTAGTATAGGACATACTCAGGAGTTTTGGGATAATTTTAGATGGATACTAGAAGAATCTATAAATATAGGTATATATGTTAAGCAAGATTTTGATAAAAAGAGCGTAGAATATTGTGGAATGGATATTACTTCGTCTCCATTAGATTAAAATATATAAGATTATATATATCTTAATTAGTAATTATATTAATGAGCCTTATAAATGATTTCGAGATTTTTCTATTTGGAATATTATCAATGATGCCTGTAACAAAAAAAATATCAGAAATATTTATAGAAAATATACCTATAAAAAAAAAGCTTTGTCAATATACAAATTGGAATATGGTCATGATATTAGTAAATTATATTAGTAATAATTATTTTGATTATAATAATCAAATTATTGATAAGTTTATTGCCTATAATTCATTTCAGATATTTATACTTTTTCATAGTTTTATGGTATATGATAAAAGAATATTATTTGAAGAATTGCAAGGCATCGAACCTTTTTCTAGATCTCTAATTTTATTTAATAATATATCTAAGCGAACTCTACTATCATGTGAATATTTTATTCTAAATATAATTTTACATATATTACCAGTATATTATTACAAAGATTGCTTGGTATATTACAACAACAATACTAATATAAATATGTATGTATATTTAATAATTTTTAAATTTATATGGGTTCTTAATATCATTGGTAATTTTAATGTAACATCAATGTATATTCCTAAACTTGATATATGCAATATAAAAATAATTAATATTATTATATTAACTGATATATTTGCTGATAAATTGTTGACAAAGATTTCATATTAATATATAAACAATATATATTGTGAATATATAAAATGATACCTAAGATTATACATCAAACTTGGAAATCAGATACATTACCTCCTATATTAAAATTATTGTATGACGAGAATGTTAAATTATTAAAAAGCAAAGGGTATACTTTTAAATTATGGTCTGATAAAAATATTTTAGAATTTATAAATCAAAATTATCCAAATTATTATAATATATATAGTTTAGCGCGTACAGGTGTGCAACGTGGTGATATTAGTAGAATATTATTAGTTAAACATTTTGGAGGCATTTATATTGATTTAGATGTTCTAGTAATGAGGGACTTTGCGGATTTAATTGATATGACAAGCAATAAGTTTTATATATCTTATGAACCATTTGGCCAAACAAAGGCATTATATAATGATGATAAGTATATTTGTAACGCTTTTTTTGCTGCTAATAAAGACAATAAGTTTGTTGATAAATTACTTAGGGGGATATCAGATTTTATTTTGCAACATGGTGTGAATATTTTTGGCAAGTTTGATATATTTGGCGGTAATTATATTAAAATGATGATGAAAAATTTTATTAATAAAGACGATTATATACATATAGTTGATGATCGTGAATTAATATTTCCAATCAATGATTTGAAATTAGATAATATGCCTTTTACTAATGAAGATTGGACTATGGTTAAAAAAGGTGAATATCCAATGGATCCTATTATGATACATTATTGGATACATGGTGATTTTGAATCAAAAAATATAATTAATCGTTACGAACCAAATAAGATTTTAGATATACATGATAATATGTATAATTTTTTTAAGACACTTTATCCCGAAATAGCAGTTAAATATTAATAATGATATAAAATAATAATATATTCTTTTATTAAATGTTAAAAAAACTATTAATAACATTTTTATTACACGTGAATTTTGTAAAATGCTATACAAATTCCATGGTAATACCAGACCATTGTATAATTAGGCGCACTATAATTTATGATACTAAGATGCCTATATTATATACAAGGTTTAATTTTAATGTCAACTGTCTTAATAAAAATAAGTTTTTGACAGCAGAACATGTATATCCACAATCACTGTTAAATGAAAATCAGAGCAAGGATATGCATAATATAATTAAGACATTAAATACACTAAATGTAAATCGTTCTAACTATAAATATTGTGATTATATTGACTTTGGTGATAAAAATTGGAAACATTTGGAACATGATAATTATGTAAATCATAAACGTAAATTGTTTTTACCAAATAGTGATTCGCGTGGTTTTATATCCAGAGCAATATTGTATATGTGTAAGGAATATAATTTTAAATTTACAAATATCATTGAAAAACCAACACTAATTAAATGGTATTATACATATTGTCCAACAAATGATGAGATATATCACAATGCAATGGTTAGATATATTCAAAAAAACAATAATATATTTATATCAGCATATAATAAAAAAAATATGGCAATTAAAAAATATATTGAAAAAATGTAAAATGACAGCAAATTTATTTAATAGATATGATGTATATTTATCATATTGGATATTGGCATGGGCAATAATTTCTATATTTTTAGATATTACTTTTCCTATAATATCTTTACTAATTGTATTTTTAGCTCAATATATTTATACCAAAAATAATTTATGTAAAATAACAGATTATTATAATTATGTTATTTATGGAAATTTCACAATATTATTTATAAAATATTTATTATTAGCGTATGCGCTTATTTATAAAACGAAGAATTATAGTATATATAATGAGTTGCTATTATTAGTTTGCATTTACATAATATTTAATATATATTATAGAATTGTAGTTGGTAAGTTTTTCATACCAAAAATATTAGATAGTTCTAATAAAACATATGAAGTTGATGATGGCCCTTTTGTTACACTATTTAAAAATCTATATGGCAAAAATTGATTATTATTATTTATTTTATTATATTTAATGGAATCATTAAATACAAAACAACGTGAAGCTGTTGAAGCAGTATTAAATGGTAGAAATATTCTTATAACTGGTCCAGGTGGTACAGGAAAATCATTTACTATAAAATATATTACAGAATTACTAAATGAAAATAATAAAAATTATGGATTAACTGCTACAACTGGTACGGCTTCTGTCTTAATTGGTGGACAAACAATTAATTCTTATCTAGGAATTGGATTAGGAAATGGTAAAGTATCAGATATCATCAAAAATATAATTACAAATAAAAATATACGTGAAAGAATCGTAAAATTAGATGTATTAATAATTGATGAAATATCTATGTTGGAAGATACATTATTTGAAAAAATATCTGATATTTTATCAACAATACGTGGACAACTTATAGATGAAAAACTTGCTGAAAAACCATTCGGTGGTATACAAATGATATTTGTTGGAGACTTTTGTCAACTAGCACCTGTAAAAGGGCTTTACTGTTTTCTCTCAAAAATATGGGAAAAATCAGAGGTTGATATTATTGTGTTAGAAGAATTAGTAAGACAAACAGGCGATCAATTATTTCAAAAAATTCTTGGCATAGTTAGAAAAGGCAAATGTACCGATAACATAATAACAGTTTTAGAAAGACTTAAAGATACTCAATTTTCAGATAGTATAATACCAACTAAATTATATCCTGTTAATATTGATGTTGATAAAATTAATAATATTGAGGTTGGGAAATTAAAAGATAGAGGCTATAAATCCTCTCTTTATAAAGCTACATGTAGTAAAGGAAATGAAAAAGTGGCTCTTAATTATGATATAGAATTAACAGAAAATTCGCAAATTATTATTACGAGAAATATAGATATATCACAAGGTCTTGTAAATGGCACGCGGGGTATCATAAAGCATTTAGGTAGTGATTATGTAGTTATAGAAGATGTCAATAATAATGTTCATAATATTAATTATTATAAGGATATTATGAATAAAAAAACATCATATATAATGCATATGCCTATTCGCACTAGTTATGCATTATCAATTCATAAGTCACAGGGTATGACAATTGATGCTGTTGAACTTGATTTAGGAGCAAATATATTTGCTCATGGTCAAACATATACAGCTTTATCACGAGCAAAAAGTTTAAATTCTATTAAAATAATTAGTGTAAATAAAAACTCATTTAAAATTAATCCATATGTAAAAAAATTATATACTAATATATTAGGTAAGTAATGGGAGAAAAACGAACATTCACAGTTGATTCGTCTAATGTACAAGAAAAAGGAGGTAGTTATAAATCTAAAAATCCCCTATCTGCTGCTAAAAAAGCTGCGTCACAATTATTCAAAAAAGTTGCTAAAACCAAGCATAAAACTAAAAAACAAATAACATTTGAATTACGCGAAACTACATCTGGAAGTGATAAAAAAACTATAAAGTATGTTGCTAAACGTGTAAAATTAGCTAAACCCAAAGTAGTTGAAATAATGGGTACAAAAATAACATATAATTTTAAAATTGATGTTAAAGCTGCGTAAATATTTTTAGTTTTCATCTGACATATAATCTGATTCATAATCAGTATAGTAACAATCGTAATCTTCACTATCTGTTGTTGAATAGTAATCATTATCAGATTCTTGATAATATTCTTCTTCAATGTCACTTTCTTCATCGTTATTTTTATGCGATAGTTCATGGAAGAATTTATATTTTTCATTGATACTATCATAATGATGGTTGATATCATCTGTTTCTTGTTCAAAGAGCTCTATTTCAGCATCTAGTCGCTTTTCTCTTGCTACTGCGGTAAAGAAGCATTTAGGAGGATCAAGCTTTTTATTGAAATTGTCTACAATATTGCTCTTGTAGTATTTTACTATATCTTCCTTCTTATATTTTGCATTTTTGTAGAATTCATAATTGTTGATAACAGATTCCATTCTCATATCTTTGATATATTCATTAGAATATTTTTTTGTTACCATGAATATAGAGTAATTGTTATACAATGTCTTAATTGCATCTAAGTCATCATCCTGATATTCATAAGAATTATTCATTTTCGTGGCAAAATCAGTGAAATCATTGTAGTTTATTGAGGTCGTCATTGTCAGCTTGGCTAATAATAAGTATATATATACTATCTATCAATTTTTTTTTATCTTGTTGAAAAATAGGTATTCGTCATTTTTATGAAGAATAACTGGGATGTCTTAAATACTGATTGCAAAAATTATATAATAGAATGGAAAAATAAATTAAACTATTTTCATACAGGATTTTATTATTTCAATGATTTAATATTTGGGAAAATATATATATTCATTGTTGAAGTTACAATGTCACATGTGATAATACTAGATTTGAATATATTTAAAACTAGAAAAAGAAAGAAAATGTATGATTATACAGGAGATCAGTTTATTAGATTTAATCAGGAAAAGCATAAGATTGTCATATATCCTCACTATTTAACATTACTTCAATATTTTTAACTAATTTATTTACAATTTCCGTAATTTTATCCATTTCAACATTTGTTGAATGTTTATATTCAATTAGCACCGTCTTGATATTTTCATTGACTTCATTTTTTATTATTATTGAAATCCTATTCGATATTTTATATTCTTTTATAGTAACTTCACTTATATTATCTATATCATTTGTGCATGGAAATACATATTGTGGATATTTATCTATTTTTGAACTTATTATATATATATTACTTTTTTTTGTTTTGTAAAATGTGTCCATTTTCTTAGTTTTAGATGTAACATATTGGTTATCATTTGATAACTCGTATGTATATACTTTATCTTTCATATAATACATTTTATATTTTTCTTCTTTCGTTTTTTTATAAGCTTTGTCTATTTTGCCTTCAATATCACGTGACATTTTCACACTCATCACATTATTATCAAGCTGTTTATTTACAAAATAAACTTCAACAATATTAACATTATCGTTTACTAATTCACTGATTTTTATATTACTCATTAATGATAATAATCTTAATAATGATTATATCATTTTTTATTTAATATATATAAAAAATTGATAAGTTGTAATATTATTTACAAAGTATATTATGACCTCAGAAGAATATAAATTATATAATCTTGAAGATGAAATTAAAAAATATACTAAATTAAATAATACCATTGTTGTAGATGAAGATAATAATGAATTTAATAAAAATAAAGTACGTGATGATTTTGTTGATATTTTAATGAAAAAATTGAAATTTCCTGAATTACAAGCAAAAGATTTAGAAATAGGTGTATTTAATGCGACTATTGATTACGCTAATAACTATGGAATACAGCTATCTTGGAAAAGTCAAATATTACTTGATACTTATATTAATATATCTAGGAGTATTTATTCTAATATTAAAAAAGATAGTTACATTGGTAATAAAAATCTACATAAACGCATGTTGAAAAACAAGGAGTTTCTTCCACATATGTTACCATATATGCAATATCATAATGTATTTCCAGAAAGATGGAAAGAAATTATTGAGAAAAATCAACGTAGGTTTAAAGCAGCCTATGAAATTAAGCTTGTAGCAATGTCTGATATGATTACTTGTTCCCGATGCAAAAGTAAGAAGGTCAGTTATTATGAATTGCAAACGCGTTCTGGTGATGAAGCTTCTACATTATTTATGAATTGCTTAATATGTGGCAAAAAATGGAAACAATAGCTTTAATAGCTTTAATTTTCAATAATTCTATATTCAAAATATTCATATATTATATTAAATGCCATACCATATATTAAATTAGTTTCATCATGAACTACCAAATTCATAATATCTTCATATATTTTTTTATTTAGAATATAATATTGAATTGCCTTTTGTATTCCATAATTATATACAATTTCTTCCATATCTTTTTTATCGTATAAAGGTAGTTTTAAATGGTTAAAAATAAAAGTTTTCAAATTATTTACTAACCATAATTTATCTTTTGAATAAATATTTTTCACTTTTTCATATATTGTGTTCACAATATTATTGTCTGTTTTTTTAAGAATGATCTTATATTTATATTCGCTCATTTCTTATAAAACTTAATAATATACTTTTATATCAGTAATATTAATATAATAGAGGTTTTTTTTCTTCTTTCATTTGTGCTAGTATTTCCCACGTTTGATGACCATAAACCATTGCTGAACCTTTCATTGTTGTTCAAATATAAATACAGTATGTAAATAAAAATTTTTCATATAATTGTCCATTTAAATGATATATAAAAATATCAATAATCATATTATAAATATATCCTTCTTCTACTGTGATATTTTATATGTTATTGCTTTATTTTTGGATAAAATATTTCAGGTTTATCTGTAATTACACCTTTTATTTTTATTTTTTTAATATTATAATAGTCTTCTTTTGTGTTGATTGTAAAACAATATGTTGGTATTTTATCACAACACAATTTAATATCCTTTAATTTATTATAATTATAATTTATTGATATTCCACAGCATTTATATTTCTGAACAGTTTCATACCAATCATCTGGTATTTCATCAACAATATATGTATAACTATTATTGGGATATAATAAGTTAAGATATGCCAGTATTCTTTTAGAATATGAACATGTAATAATTATTATATTTTTAAATTTTTTTATTATTTCAACAACTTTATTTACAAGCTCATATTCGTCGTAACATGTTTTTAATTCTAACATTATATTAATTTTTAATTTGTCACATTTTTCAACGAATTCGCTCAAAAGTGGTATTTTATTTTTTGTATTTTTTAATTTAATATTTTTTAATTCATCGTAGTTATAACTATTTATATTACCAGTAGTATCTGTTAATCTATCGAGAGTTTCATCGTGAAACATTATAGGAACTTTATCTTTTGTAAGCAGAACATCCGCCTCAATCCAATTATGGTTTAATGCTTTTACAGCATATATGGATGATATTGTATTTTCAACAGCATATGTAATTGCTCCCCGATGTCCAATAATACTATGCATAAATATCTATATATATTTTTTTTTTATATATTACACATATATATACCTGATATTAGCATAATTATTTTAGAAATATTTATTGCCATTTTCTTTAAAATTTTATTTTTTGTTATGGCATATACGTTTATTAATATTAGGGGAAGTTGTATTAATATAAACGATATTGATAATCCATATGGTATTAATGATCCAAGCAATAGAAATCCCAGACCTATTATATTCGCTTTTTTATATCCATATAATACTGGAATTGTATTAATATTATTTTTTTTATCACCATTAATATCCATAATATCTAGCATGATTTCCTGCCACATTATAAAATTAAATAAATAAATTATAGCTGGAAAAACATTGTAATAATTACCACCAACAATGAGGGCGCCAGTTAATGGAGCTTGTGTTATAACTAATGCAACTATTACATTTTTTATTAATGGAATACTTTTAAAAATAGGTGTATATAAATATGTGAATATTATTGTATTTGATATAATATCTCTTACCATATTATTAGATATTAAAGAACATAAATAATAACTTGTTATTGCTAAATATGTAGAAAAATATAGAACTTCTTCGGTTGTCAATTCTTTATTATTAAGTACTTTGTTCTTTTTTTCGGTATCTGAACCAAGATTATAATCATAATAATCGTTAATTACCATTGAATTGCTGGCAACAATAGCACTTATTATACCCATTAATAATGCATATGGATTTATAATTACTGATAAACTTTTTGTTGCTAAATAACTGCCAAATAATGGCATTGCAAATTCATAAGGAAGTCCTTCGGGTCTTGTTATTTTTAAATAACTAGCGATTTTATTAGATTTATAGAAATTATTAACATGTTTAGGTTGTGTCTTCATATCAATACTTTTGTTAATTTTAATCGCTAGCATATTAGTAGTTTTAAAAGTATATACAGGTATACATAATAATAAAAAAGTTAATAATTTAATTTTCATTATTAGAATTAATTATAAATATAAATTTTATATAAAAAAATAAAAAATTGATTAATATATTTAGTATAAATAATTATCATTCAAACGATGTTCTCTACCAACGCTACCCAGATCCCCGTCGAATACACCACTGGTGATTACAGTGTCCGTCTTAACCTCAACTTTGGTGAGGGAAAGGATTCTGAAATTTACAAAAACGAAAATGAGAGAAAGAGGTTCACTGACAACTATACTGTTGAAGTATATGAGTCGGGAGAAGGAGATAATTATACCAAGGGTTATCGTGTTGTGACAAACGAAGGTCCGCTAGTTATCAAATTGGGTAACATCTCTATTGTCGGAAAGGATGACTACAATTATGATTATGCCGTGGGTTTCGCATTAGACAACAGTTTGCCTGAGTATACCACTGAAAGGTCTACTATCCCTTACAATATTGAGAGGGATGGTACTCTCTGGACTATTCCCGCCAATGATGACAATAGCTACAACTTTGATCAAAATCCCAATGGCAGATATCAGTGGGTTGCGAAGCGTGCTATGGATATCGGCTATGAACCTACCAAAGAAGAACTAGAAATCGGTATGGAAAAAACTAGCGAAGGCACTGGTCTCATCTATCTCACCTTTATGGTATTCAAAAAGCCTAGACATGTTGAGGTTACTCGTGGTACTACTCGTGGTGCTACACGTGGTGCTACACGCGGTATTACACGTGGGGGTAATCAGATGGAAAGTGATGCTGCTAGATTTGGATACGGCAATGAAGCAAGTACGTCATCTAGAAAGAGTGACTTTGAATATGCCGAAAATACCGAGCGCTATGTGTTGCCTATCAGATTGCGTATTAACAAAAAGTCTGCTACAAGCGAGATCAACTGCTCACAACATTTGAAGGGTGCAAGCGTAAACACCTTGCGTCGTCAGACAATGACAGTGCCTTTTTAAAGAAAAATTGATATGTTATATATGTATTTATTTTTATAATTATATTAAGTAGAATATGATGACTTCTCCACAAACTATTAAAAATACTATCAAAATTACTCATGATTTATCCAGCATTATTATGAGAAATCGTGCAATCTTGATGGTTAAAATGCTAAAAGAAAAAAAGGAAAAAGAAAAAGAATATAACAAAAATAAACAAAGATTAATGAATAACAAATTTTGTATTGGGTTTTGTGAAAATCCTTTAAATTGTTCTTGTTTTATTAACAATTCAATTTAGATTAGAATCTTCTTATGAACTGTTTCAATCGCTCCCTCTACCCATGCTTGCCTATCACAATATGTTTCTCCCAAAATATAAATGTCTTTTTTTGTAAATAAACTATCAATAGTATTTTGTATTTTTTTGGAATTAATCCCGACTTTCCACATATGATCACCTGAACTCCAATAATGCATTGTTATCCAATCAGGCTCTTTTATTTTTTTATCAGGAAACATTTCGTCTAACAATTTCTTGATATGATTTTTAACAGATTTATCATCTTTGAATGTATTCCAAAAGTCGGCATTATAACTATCTGAATAACTTATTTGTATTAATCCCGAATTGTAATCTATTGGTATTATAAATTGTAATTTGTTATCTGTTAATGTTTTAGGCATATCTTTAAACCAGACATCTTTAAATTGTGCATATATTCTTAATAGTTTGCCATCATTTACACTATTAAGCACATTTTCATATTTTTTGAAATAAGGTATATTTAGGTAATCTCCACGTGTCACAGTTAAATATAGCTTAGTATATTTATGTTTTTTATTATTTATTGTACATGTTTTATTTGTATCATTAATATCAATCAATGATGTATTAAACTCTATTTTAACATTGTGTGATTTTAGATATTCATAAAGAACATCACATAACTTTTGAATACCCTCTTTTAAAAAAAAGAACTCGTTGTTTTGAACATCAAAATCTTTACGTAATGTCAATATAGCATTATGAGCATTCATATCATATATTTCGCCAATATATCCCAATGATTTATTGAGCACTTCTACTTCATTTGTTGGCAAAAATAGCGAAAAGTAATTATGTAGATTATAATCATGTTTATTAACTTTTATTTTTTTATTTATTACATAATCCCATAATTTATCAAGACTACTATAACTTGATTTATAATAAGCTAGTAGCTCTTTTTCTGTCATCATTTTGCCATTGATATAATATCCTTTATCTTTACCAATATCTATAATTTGTTCTAATAAATTGAAATCTTTAATAAGTTTCATAACATATTTGTGCTTTTTTCCTAATCTTCCTGCTCCAACCGAATAGTTGAATCCCTTATTGCTATATGTATAAATACGACCTCCTATACGATTATTTTTTTCATATATTACTATATCATCTGGATTAATATTCTTAATGGTTATTAATTTATAAGCTAAATATAATCCTGTTATTCCTGCTCCTATAATAATATGTTTCATAGCTTCTAAAAAATGAGTACATAATTTTGTAAAAAGTTAAAATTATAAAAAGTTTATAAAATCATTAGAAAAATAAAATTATGTACTCATTTTACATATTTCTCCTTTTTTCATTAATTCGTTTTCGTCATACTTCTAATTAATATTATAAATTACTCATATCCTCTTTTTTGAGACCACGTGAGTAATTAATAAATGATATTCCAAATAATATTAATATAAATCCTGATATTTCTAGTATTGTTAATGATTCACTTAATACTAAATATCCTAGAATTAATGTAACAATTGGATATAGAGATGTTAATAATGTAGCGATTGCTACCTTTTTATCATTGTTAATCGCGTATAAATATCCATAATTAGCCATTAGTAGCATTGATGTTGCAAATATAATAACTAAAATTATATATTTATTATTTATAATTGTTGCACAATCTTGAATAAAATTACTATCACGATATAAAACGATACCTAGTAATATCAAGAAATGTATGAGAGAAACAAATAACATAAGAGTAAGAATATCAATGTATTGTAATATATATTTATCAAATAATGGTGCAATTCCCCAAATTAAATTTACAATAAAATAATATATATATAACATCTCTCTAATTATATAAAAATTTATTAATATAGACTAATAAATGTACTTTGAAAATGAAGTCGGCTATCTAAACCTTTTAAAAGAAACTCTAAAAGAAGGTGAAATAAAAAATACAAGAAATGGTGTAGTTTATTCTAATTTTGGATGTATGATCAAGTTTAATAATATCAATAATTTTCCATTATTAACAACTAAAAAAATGTTTTTTAGAGGTATTGTTGAAGAACTCTTATGGTTTTTGAGGGGTTCAACAGATGCCAATGAACTAATTGCTAAGAAAATCAATATATGGACTGGTAATTCTACTCGTGAATATCTAGATAGTATAGGATTAACAGAATATAAAGAAGGCGATCTGGGGCCAGTTTATGGATGGCAATGGCGCAAATTTGGTGAAGATTATAATAATCCTGAAACAAAAGGCAAAGATCAAATTAGATATTTATTGGAAGAATTAATGAAACCTGATAATAGCAGACGCGCAGTACTATCTGGATGGAATCCTGTTGATCTCAATAAAATGGCATTACCACCTTGTCATATTCTTTATATTTTCAATAAAACAAGTAAAGGGCTTTCATGTCACATGACGCTACGTAGCTCTGATTTATTCTTAGGATTACCATTTAATATTGCTAGTACAGCTCTACTAACACAAATACTCGCAACATTATTAAATATTGAAATCTCCGAAATATGTCTATCCATTTGTGATGCTCATATATATCAAGAACATGTTAAACAAATTAATAAACAAGTATTACTAACACCTTATAATTTACCTAAACTAATTATTAAAAAGTTTCCTCCACCTGTTGATAGCAGTATTGATGAAAAAATAAATTGGATTGAATCACTAAAATATGAAGATTTTGAATTAAACGATTATTTGTCACATCCAGCTTTACCAGCTATTATGAAATAGCTAGTGGATGCCATTTTTTAAACTTATCATTATAAGTGCACACAAATGCAATAACTGTCATTGCATTTTTATCTTTGAAAGCTGTTCGCAACATCTTGCTATCACGCAATGTTTGAACCAATGCAATACCCAGCATATTCTTAATATCTTCACTGTCATATACATTATATATATCTGGCTCATTTGTTTTTGTCAAATACAATACTTTATCATTTTCTCCAATACTAATATCGCATTTTTTCTCAATTACTACTTCTTCGGTTTTTGTAACATTTTCAATAGTTTTAAATTCTGTGACATCCTTTGTTTTTCTTACAACTTCAATAATATTTGTATCATCAAAATTATATAATTTAGGTTTATACTTTAAATCAAAAGGCCATATATATATACCACGACAAGTATAATTAAGGGTTTTAGCAAGTTCTTGTATAGCCTCAATAGATTCTTTGTATAAATTATAATAAGTTTTAACTTTATAATTACATACATCAATAGTTTTATCAGGTGTATATTGTGTCGCTAGCATATTGTAAATAATATTTAATCTTTCGGGCAATGTTTTATTTTTCAAATGAATACCTTCATAACATACAATATCATTAATTAGAAATGTCCAAGTATCATCTTTACATTTAACCATTTCACCATCTAGCAAAGTATTCTTGAATAATTTTTTATCAAATAAGCCACGTCCAAATATAATACGAGGACGTTGATATCCAGGATGTATTTTCTTATCAATATAATACATTATTTCAATGTCATTATATAGTGTAAAATAAAGATAGTATCTATTACCATTTGATCTTAAATTGAGCATATGATTAGACAATATAAAATTAACATTATTGCTATCAAGATTATGATGATGTCTTTGTAAGATTTTAATATTATACTTATTATATAAATCCGATAATATGTAATCTTTGTGGTCATTACTTTTAATATTGAAAGCAATTCTGTTTGAAAAACTAATAATACCTTGCATTAAAATTAATAGAATGAAGTATTGTAATATAGTATCTATCATTTTTTTAAATAAAAACAATATAACGTTAATTTTATTAATATATATGTATCAATGAATAATCTATATCACGAATGGTTTAGAAATCCTAATTATTGGTTCTCTAAAAATAAAATAACAGATAATTATTTATGCAACAAATATTTAAGATATATTGAAAGTACAACACAAAAATACGAATACAAAGAGATTTATAGCAAGGAGACATTGATTTCAAGTGTTATTTTATTAGACCAAATACCTAGACATTATAAAAGATTGGGTTATGAAATTGAAGTAGATGAATATTCTGAAAAAGCAGCTAAATTCTCTGACTACATATTATCAATATATAATACAAGTAATATATTGACATATGATGAATTATGTTTTGTTTATTTACCATATAGACATTTAAAAAGAATTGAGAAAATTTATGAAATTATCAATATATTTATTAAATTATACAACAAAGCTGATTATATTAATAAAACTAAATGTAAAAGATATCTTTATGCAACATTAAATAACATTTATAAAGATATCAATAAGAAATCATTGAATTACTATTTACAGCCTAAGTCATGGATCGCATTAAATAAAGACATATTTGACAAGCAATCATTGGAAATCAGTAATAAAGAATACAATATTCAAGAAAACATACTATATAATACTATATATCAGGAATATATCAAGCTTAATACGAGATCTAAAATAATAGTTTCTTTGTCTGGTGGCGTTGATAGTATTGTTGCTCTATATATTCTTAGTAAAATTACAAATAATATTGTTGCTGTTCATATCAATTATAATAATCGCAAGGAATCACAAGATGAATTAGATTTTGTTAATTACTTTTGTGATTATTTAGGTGTCAAGTTAGTATATAGAACTATTAAAGAAATAAAAAGACATGATTGTCTTGATAATGGATTGCGTGATATGTATGAAGAAATCACTAAAAAGATACGATATGATATGTATAATTTACAAAAAGAAGGTGACGATGATATCTATGTATTACTAGGACATAATAAGGATGATTGTTTTGAAAATATAATTACAAATATAACAAATAAAAGTTGTTATGATAATCTATGTGGAATGGAGACATTGAAAAATATTGACGATATTAATTTTTGGCGGCCAATGTTAAACATCAAGAAAAAGGATATTATAGCATTTGCAAATATTAATAATATTCCATATTTATTTGATAGTACTCCCAAATGGTCTGTTCGTGGCAAAATCAGAGATAATCTGCGCCCTGTAATATGTAGCCTTAAAAATAATAGTGATATCATAGATGAAAGCCAATTGGATGCGTTTTTTAATTTAACAGAACATATTAAAGAAACAAATAATATAATTAATAATGTAATTATTAGTAATTTAGTTAATAAAATAAAAAGTGAAAATAATAAATTAGTTGGTATACTTTCCATTAATGATTTATATACATTGAGTTATAAAAGCATAATAAAGACATTTTTAAGAGAATTAAACATTAAAATTAGTAATAAGACACAAGGAGATTTAGTAGATTATATCAATAGATTTATACTAAAAAGCAAGGAAAATTACTTTATATTAAATAAATCTAATAAGATGATAATTAAAAATACGTATGATAATTCATATAAAAAATTAATTATAATTTAGATAAGTATGAGTAGAATAATATCTGGGTATACTTACAATATAGTTAAGAGAATTATGCCTAAAATATCTGCAACTGAAAAAGCTGCTTTAAATTCTGGTTCAGTATCAATTGATGGTGATATATTTAAAGGTAACTTAGAACTTAATAAAATTGTTGATAAATATAATATTAGCTTGAATGATGAAGAGGTTAAATTTTTAAATAATGAAACAAATACTTTATGTGAGATGATAGATAATAATTATGTTGAAAAAAATCAAGATTTATCAAATGAAACTTGGAATTATATTAAGAAAAACAAGTTTATGGGATTAGTTATTCCTAAGAAATATAATGGTATGGAGTTTAGTGCACATGCACATTCTTTGATTGTTGAAAAGATAGCAAGTAGAAATATTGCTAGTGCAGTTAGTGTCATGGTACCTAATTCATTGGGACCAGGTGATCTGCTATATCATTATGGTTCAGAAGAACAAAAAAATAATTATTTGCCTAAATTGGCTGATGGTAGCTACGTACCTTGTTTTGGATTAACAACAGAAAACTCGGGATCCGATGCGGCTTCTATGTATGATGAAGGTTATGTTATAAAACGTAATGGTGAATTAGGTATATGTATTACTTTTTCTAAAAGATATATTACATTAGCACCAGTTGCAGGTTTAATTGGTTTGGCATTTAAATTAGTTGATCCAAATAAATTGCTTGTTGATGGTAAAGAAGGAATAACAGTTGCATTAATTGAAAAAGATAAATATCCAGAAATAGAAATTGGAAATCGTCATAATCCTTTAAATATAGGTTTTATGAATGGTACAATAAGAGGTAATGATGTATTTATTCCAATGTCGTGTGTAATTGGAGGCGAGAAAAATTGTGGTATTGGTTGGAATATGTTAATGGAATCCCTTGGTGAAGGTAGAGGAATATCATTACCTGCTATGTCAGTAGCAACTGCTAAGCTTTGTTCCTTGGGTGTTGGTGGCTATGCTCGCGTCAGAAAACAATTTAATATTCCTATTGCCGAGATGGAAGGTGTAAAAGAAAAATTGGCAGTTATAGCTGGTAATAATTACAAATTGATAGCAGCTCAAAATCTATTTAATGCAATTGTTATGAATGGCGAAAAACCACCTGTATTATCTGCTATAATGAAATATAAATGTACTGAATACGGTCGTATATCTGTAAATCATGGTATGGATATTTTAGGTGGTGCTGGTATATGCAAAGGACCTATGAATTTTCTAGCATCTAATTATGTTGCTACACCAGTAGCAATAACTGTTGAAGGTTCAAATACATTGACGCGTTCATTGATAGTATTTGGACAAGGATTAAATCGTTCACATCCATATCTTTTGGATACTATAACAAGTATTGAAACAAATGATAAAGATAAATTTCATAAAAGTTTTATTAACATTATAAAACATACATTGACAAATCTTGGTAACTCGCTTTATTATGGAATATATCTAAGATTTCACAGAAAAAATAATATAGCAGATTATCATGAATTACAATTAAAACGTCATGTTGCCAATTTTGCTTTTTCAGCAAATATTGCATTATTAATGGGTGGTAAAATCAAGACAGCTGAATATATATCCGGTAGATATGCTGATATATTATCTGACATTTATATGTCATATGCTTGTTTATGGTATTACAAGAAACATAAAGATATTCAAAATATTGATAAACTACTAGATTATGCAATTAATGATTATTCATATAATATTCAAAAAAATATATACGGTATTGCAGAGAATATACCATTGCCATTACTTGGATATCTAATAAAAATAGTAACATATCCATTAGGTAGAAATTATAAGGCAAATAAAGATAATACCGTAACTGATGTTTCTAATATTATTACTAAACCAAATAAATTACGAGATTTATTAACAGAAAATGTATTCATATCTAGTTATGTTGAAGATAGAATACATCAAATTGATAAAGGTGTTGAATTATGCTATGAAAGCGATAAACTTAAAAAACAATTAAAAACGGACAGCGATAACGTTTTAATAATGAAGGCGAATAAATTAAGAAAAAAAATTATAAAGGTAAATGAATTCACAGAAAAATTCCATTAAAAAATCTATAAAGTAATATTACTATCCTTGCAAGTTTCATTCCATTTTCTATATGTTGATAGAAAAGGCAAATAATATTTAGCTATCGTATAATTTACAATATTATTTGTTTTTAATCTATTATTTTTAAGCTCATTTAATTTATATTTTGTAATTGAGTTATTAAGTGGTTGTAAATTACTGACTTTTTTATTTATCATAGAATTCTTGATATTATATTTAGGCTTTAAAACTATACTATTAAACTGAGAAAAAGCACTAGCCAATGACAATAACGCAAATATTATATAATATTTAAACATTTACTATTTTATAGTATATATTCTTTAAATAAATGACGTATGAAATTTATAATAATGAAAGTTATTTTACCTGACAATGTTATAGCAATTGACTGAATTGTATATATTCACTTGATGTATGGAAAAAACATCCTGGTGGAGAACAAATAAAATTATGTACTCACGTTACATTCTTTATTTAATTCTTCTCCATTTCTTCAATTTTCATTCTGCTATTGTTTATTAAATCTCTAATATTCTCTATTTGTTCATATATCTTAATATCCACATTAAGACATATTTTTTCTTTATTTAACATTAGCATACAGTATAAAATATGCCAATAATAAGAACTACAAGAAATATTTATTCATTTTTTAATGATGAATAGTTGAAGAAGGTTTGGAAGATACGGCGAAGAACCCCATAACTTTATAAAAATTGATTATTACAATTTCACGATTTCGTGAAAGTTCGTGAAAAGGTTTAAAGATTTTGTGCTTTTATAGTATAGACAAATGGCGAAATACACTTGTGAAACTTGTCAAAAAGTTTTCTCTCAGAAGGGTCATCTTAAAGACCACAACAATCGTAAACACCCTTGTAAAAAAGATAACACAATTGAAGAACTTGTAGAGAAGAAAGTTCAAGATGCTCTGTCAAAAACAAATGAGGGAGCAGTAAAAATTGACTCAACATCAATAAATATAATGATGTCAAACCAAATGGACTACTTAAAAAAATCACGAGAAGAACTAATTGCAATTTGTAAGGAAAAGGGTATCAAAGGATACAGTGGACATGTGAAGGAATACATAGTGAAACTACTAACAGAAGCCAATAATACTGGTGTTGTGAAAAATGATATTGTAATAGAAACAACTACAAAATCAAACACACAAAAACTAAATATGATAGATTTGTTTGCTGGAACAGGAGCATTTACTATTGCGTTTAAATTAACAAATAATGTAAATGTAGTATTTGCAAATGATATGGTAGAACATTCAAAAAAAATTTACGATGAAAATTTTGACCATAAACTTACATTAAAAAATCTAAACGAAGTTAAAGTTGAAGATATACCATCTCACGATATACTAACAGGTGGTTTCCCTTGCCAACCATTTAGTATTGCTGGATTGCAAGAAGGATTTAAAGATGAAAGATCAAATGTTTTCTGGAAAATCCTATCTATTATTGACCATCATCATCCTAAATGTGTTATATTAGAAAATGTTAAAAATCTCTTATCACATGATGAACGCAAAACATTTGCAACTATCAAAGAAAACCTAGAAAATAGGGGGTATTATATATCCTATAAAGTTCTAAATACTGCTGAAATTACAGGTATTCCTCAACATAGAGAACGTATTTATATTGTCTGTTTAAAATCCAAAAAAATATTTGATAAACTTAGTTTAGATTTTCCTAAAATTGAAAAGAAACCAGTATCTCATTTTCTTGAAAGTAGTGTTCCAGATAAATATTACTACACGGATAAATCATCTACATGGGAACTTATAACTGCTAATGTTGTAAAAAAAGATACAATTTATCAATACAGAAGAACATATGTAAGAGAAAATAAAAGTAGTGAATGCCCTACTTTAACTGCCAATATGGGAGGAGGTGGGCATAATGTTCCTATTATACTTGATGATAAGGGTATTCGCAAACTTACCCCAAGAGAATGCTTTAACTTTCAAGGATTTCCATCATCATATATACTACCTAATTTAAGCGATACAAATCTTTATAAACTTGCTGGAAATGCTGTTTCTGTTCCAGTTGTAAAATTAATTGCTAATAGAATTATTCCTTTACTTCAAGAGGATTAAATATGTCATCAAATGTTCCATCATACACCTTATTACAATAAGAACTAATTTGTGGTTGTATAGATTCCCAAGTTATACGAGGACGACGACCTTGTTTTGCTTGGTCTTCAAATGATTGTGTTTTACTTACTTTTATATTTTTCCATTCAGATGATGTTCTTTTAAGTAAAACTCGATATAGTATAAACTTATTATTTAACCAGTTTCTTCCATCAAGGAAGTATATTACATCCCATTCAGATGATGGTGTAAATGAAAGAGGTCCATCACTTGTAAAACATTTACATTCTTGTATTCCTTCTTTTTCTGATTGCAAATCTCCTTTTTTACAATCCCATGTTGATGTAGTATCATTGAGTTTATTACGAAGTATAAATTTTACAATATTTTCACTTATGTCTTCGGGAATGCAAGGTAATCTTACTTTTACACCTATTTTTTTTGTGGTATTTATCCTACCATTAACATATGCCTTATGTAAAGTGTATTGTTCTTTCAAAAGGTCTTTTGTATAAGTATCTTCTATCATATCTACTTTTACATGTTCTTTTATCTTTTCATTAATTTTCGCCTTATTTTTTTGTGCTGAAACTTGTGTAGTCATCATCTTCTTACAGGACCTCTTATTGTGTCCCTCTTGCTTACAGATAGAGCATTTCATTTTTAGTTCCGTCTTCTGTTTTGTTGGTGCTGGATAATTTTTTTTCCGGATTAATTTTTATGATTGTAAAGAGTGCCGATTTTGAAATGTTAGTTAATATAAAGAGCATATATCATATTTTATTATAAATAGTTCATATTAATCCTAATATTATTATTTATATAATAACTTATAATTGATAATGTTGCAAATGTAGTTTATATATGCAATTAATTTTTATTAGTATATTATTTATTTAAATAAAAGAGTACATAATTATCTAAATCGCTTGAAATTATAAAAAGTTTATAAAATCTAAATAAAAATAAAATTATGTACTCATTTTACTATATTTTAAGCCATTATCATTCTATCAGATAATTTAAAAGATTTATGGTTATCTTTTAGGGCACATAGTGGTACATTAGCTATTGGTAAATCACCTTTATTGGGTTTCAAAGAATAGTTATATATTTGATTATAGTCAAAATTGGGATTAGTATTCTCTGCTATATCGTCTGTATATATTTTTTCTAATTCAGGTGTAAATACACGTTGTTCTGGTGTTTTTATAGTATCCTGTGTAATTATTTCCTTATTAAAATTTGCATTATCAATATCTTTATTAGAGCTATACATATTAAAAGTATTTTTATTTATTACATCTAAATCATTTTTATTAGGCATTGGTGGAATATCTTGTTCATATAAATTTACTAATTTAGGAGGACATCTTACTTTTACATCACTGTGATCTATCTTTGGTGGTAAAGATACTGGTTTGGGTTTCACAGGCTTTTCTTTTTCCTGTACTGTATTTTTAGACATATTAAAAAATAGTAAAAATACAAAAACTATCAAAAATGCAATACATATGATTTCTATATAATAGATATCGTTATCTCTCATATTACTATATTAAAATAATATTTTAATCGTCATCTTCAATGAATTTAAGTTTCTTTTTTGTATCTCCTGTATTACTAGAATTATCATTATCATCAGTATATGTATTACTAAATTGTATTAATTCATTATCTTGATAATAAGATATATTATATTTATTTGTATTATAAAATCTAGTACGTGTATAACCTTTTCTTTTAAATACTGAAAAATCATCTAGAATATCAATACATAGTGGAATATATTTTCTATCTTCTGGACGTTCTCTAAGAATACGACCAATAGATTGTTGAATATCTGAAATAGGTGAAGCAAATATTACTGTATTTAGTGAAGGAACATTAAATCCCTCAGAAGCTAATTGATAAGTTGCTAGAATAATTTGTTTTTCTGCTGATATATTTAAATCATATTGTTTCATACCACCTACATAATACCCATAATCCTTATTGAGAATATTCTTTTCAATAATCAGCGTTTCAATATCTTTCAGTAAATTTCTACGTTCGCTCAATATTAATATACGTCTTTCAGGATCTTTTCTAATAATACTTTCCAGTACACTAATAATATAGTTTGTACGTGGTTTGAATGCACATATATTATTAATCATAGCAGCTATATTTTCTTTACCATTCCACATTTGCTTCACAGCAGAGTATTCAATATTGGGTTCGTAATACTTATGTATTTGTACTTCAACCTCAGTAAACTCTTTTTTCTTCATTGTGTATACCGAACCACCAATGTAGTATTCAAATACCTTGCGCATACCATCTTTGCGATTAAGAGTAGCAGAAAGACCTAATATAATAGGTGTATGTAGTTTTTTGAATGCACGACAAAATACTTGTGCGCCAGTATGATGAACTTCATCAATAATAATAAATCCAATGTCATTGAATATATTAATATCATAATCTCTCATAGAAAGTGATTGAAGTGAAGCAATAATAAAATCCTTATTTACAACATCTACTTTGTTTTGCTTGATAATACCAATATTTGCGTTTGGGGAAAATGCTTTTACTGTATCAATAAACTGTTGATTAAGAAAGTCTTTGTGACTAATAAACATTGTTTTCTTTTTAAGTTGACATGCTATATAGAGCCCCATGATAGTTTTACCAAATCCACATGGAACGGAAATGATACCACCCATTTTAAGAGGATTTCTAGCAGCTTCTAGAAATTTATTAACTGGTTCTAGTTGATATTCTCTTAATTTACCATTAAACTCAACATCAATATCCTCTCCACCTGTAATTTTAGATATTTTGGGTAATCCATAATTACATAATCCGTAATATCTTGGAATATATATTCTATTTTCTGTTTCTCTGTATAAAATAAATGTGTTATCGCTATCTTTTTTTGCTGTTAATTCAAAATTAACTCTTGGTTTCATAGTGAGTTCTTCTTTTATTTTAACTAATTCACCATCCTTCAAAGATGTTTTTAAGAGACTATATCCGTTAATAGATAACATTGTTTAACCAATATACATAAATATAATGATATCATTTTTTTATATGAATTATAATAGAATACAGTGAAAAATACTAATGATTGTTAATTCATTAAGAATATTAGCTGTTGTAATATTATTTGCAGTAATACTAGTTCATGATATCCCTTTTAAAAAAATGTATAAAGATGCATTTATGCAATTTTACTTAGCAGTATTATGTATATTGATTTTAATGGCAGTAGATAATATTACTGGATTTGTAATAACACTTGCTCTTTTAATTGTATATTTTAGGATTTATAATGCTGAAATAAAAGAAAAAAACAGAATAAAACTTGAAGAAATGCAAAAAGAAGAAGCAAAAGAAGAAGCAAAAGAAGCAGCAAAAGAAGCAGCAAAAAAATGCGATAAGAAAGATGATAGCTGTAAATTAGAAAATCCTGAAAAAAATAGTATAGTTTTAAAAGAAATAAATAATATAAATGATGAAGGTTTCAAACCATATATAACTGACCAACACCTTTTTGCTGCGCAAAATAATGTAATTGATGATAGTAATTATAATAATGAAATAGGAGATTTAACAGTTGAACATAAAAATGTAAGACCATTATATAAATCACAAGGATTAAATGATGGAGATTTACATGTTGGAGGATATGATAATTATAATAGTTATTATGGAAGCTTACAATTTAAACCATTACATAATTAAAATTATCTCTTGAATTATTAGATAATTATAATGGCAAATGAAAAATTTGTATCGCTAAATCAAAATGATGAAGTTGTGAAAGAAACATTTACCTTATTTGGATATTCTGTATTGAGTGTAGTTGTAGTAATAGCATTACTATGGGGGTATAATACTGGTGAAAACATGTACTTATTTATAATCATATACTCGATAATTATCATACTTTATACCGTGATCATAATATCATTAGTTGTTATAAATAAAAAAAATTATGATATGACATCATATACTATATTATTTGGCACAACAATATTCACCATATTTTTAACATTTTTTATAGGTGTATTTTTTGTTTATAAATATTTTAGTAGTGCATCTCTAAAAAAAAGCAGCGACCAAATAATTAACTATTCTTATAAATATTAAATGTAATTAAATAGTGATAACACATATAATATTATAAATAATGAAAGTGCTTTAATTAGAATATCATATGTGTTTAAATTTTCATGTAAATATTCTGGCATTTTATCATAAACAGTTGCCATTAATCCAGTGTTATGTATTAGTAATACTATAATAACAATCATTAAATTCTTTTTAACTAATTCCATATCAATGTTTGTAATTGAATCGTTTTTGTTATTTTGAGACGGAGGATATCTATCAGATACATTATATTCTGGCCTTTTATTTAGTGGAGGAGGTGGTGAATAATTATCATCCGGTGGATATTCTACAACTTCATCTTCGTAATCAGGGATCATACTACTATTTGCATTTTTATTTTTAGAACTATATTCGTCGCGGAACTCATTCAACACATCTTGAACAACTGGGTCATTAATATCGTTATCATTTGTCTGTTTATTATTACCATTTAAAGTTGATGTAGGTGTAGACATTTATCTCTAATGATATATTATATTAAGAAAAGTAGTATTATAACGCAATTTATAAAGTTATTGCATTATCCGTACATTCTACTTTATTTTTATTAAGTATATAGCATTTATTATTATATTTAAAAACAGTATCGTCTATTTTAACTGGCGCATAAAACAATAATAATGCAGCGGATATACCAAATATTGCACTTACTATTATCTGTCCCATACTATCATAAAATAACCTTTCAACTATATAATTCAATTTGGATTTTTGCATATTGACTAATATTATAAATTATTTTAAATAAATGGCACTGGATAATCAACATTATCAAAACAATTCACGTTGATTACATCAAACTTATAACAATCATTATATTCATCTATATATACATTTTTACTGATATCATTAAAAATTATATGTTTTCTATCTTTTGTAATAATATATACATAAAAGATACCAAGTATAAATGCTATGAAAAAACTATACCAATTTATATAGAATATTCTTCTCATTGTCTATTAATATTCTTTATATTTATTTCTTTATACATCTACCAGTATCTGGGTTACATTTTTTTCCTTTTTTCTCACATTCTGCTTTTTTTGCTTCTGTGCATTTATCTTCAACCTTAGCAGAAGGTTTATCTTCAACCTTAGCAGAAGGTTTGTCTTCAACCTTAGCAGAAGGTTTATCTTCAACCTTAGAAGAAGGTTTATCTTCAACCTTAGCAGAAGGTTTATCTTCAACCTTAGCAGAAGGTTTGTCTTCAACCTTAGCAGAAGGTTTATCTGATTTTACACATCTACCAGAATCTGGGTTACATTTTTTTCCTTTTTTCTCACATTCTGCTTTTTTTGCTTCTGTGCATTTATCATCTACCTTATCTGCGGGTTTGTCTTCTACCTTATCTGCGGGTTTGTCTTCTACCTTATCTGCGGGTTTGTCTGATTTCACACATCTACCAGAATCAGGGTTACATTTTTTTCCTTTTTTCTCACATTCTGCTTTTTTAGCAGGTGTGCATTTATCTAACTTTTTAACAACAGGCTTTTCTTCTTTTTTAACAACAGGCTTTTCTTCTTTTTTAACAACAGGCTTTTCTTCTTCAATTTTAACATCTAAATAAGAATATAGTGCTAAATTATCATATTTAGGTGGCTTTAATCTTAAATAATTATGTAAAGCAGTTTTTGTTTTATCATTTTTAAAAGTTTCCATTAATTCGGCTTTTTCACGCAAGTAATTATCATAATTAATATGTTGCTCTACTCTTTTGTTTTCATATTCTTCATAATATTTATCTCTTTTCATATTATTAATATTTTCTTTATCTGCCATTTTTTCAAAATACGATTTAATATTTTTTTTTAACATATCAGCATCTATATCATTATTTGCATTAGTTATATCAATTATATTTTTTTCAATACTTCTTAATATTTCCATTTAATAATATTGAGGATAAAAATAAATATTTTATCGTGGCAACATAATATCATCAAACATCCCTTTATAAAATGTCTGTAAACTTTCAGCCGGTTTCATTTGATCTTCATAAATAGTTCTAGGAACATATTTTACAATCACTTTATCTTTTTTACATATTTTTTTGCTATTATGATAACCTTGTACAATTAGTAAGCAACCTATAAATAATATAAATATAGCAATTGCTTTCATTATTTAATAATAAACTCTAAATAAAAGAATTATTTATTTTTGTGTTCTTTTTTACTCTCACTCCATACATCAACATTTTCAATGCTTTCTTTGATGCTTGTGAGTTCAACGTTTGTATCATCGGTAATTTCATCATTTAGTGCATCACTTGGTGTTTGCGATGAAGATGTATAGGCACCTACTGGTTCACCCGCTGGTTCACCTACTTGTTGTTGTGATGCTGCAACAATACTATTTTTGCGACTTTCAAATACAGCATCTTTATCGTCCATGTTTTGTTTATATTCCTTCATTAAAGTATTTAATTGAGTATTTGAATATTCTACATCCTTGATAAATTCAGGATCAGGTGCCCATGCACACCAGCACCCTACTTCTCCAACATAAATGTGAAATTTATCACCTAATTTTTTTAAGAATTCGCTGCGTGTTTTAGCCTCTTCAATAGTTTCAAAACAACCACGTACTTTTACACCGCGAATTGATGTGATTCCCTTATTATCCGCGTGATATTTGGCTTCTAGTTCTTGCCCCTTTACAGATTTAAAGAACTTATATTGTTCGTCCATTTCTTTTGCGTCAAAGATATATTTATGGTTATCACAAATGCTATCAATTACATCTTTTGTTTCTGGATATTTTTCCTTGATAGAACCAAAGATTTCTTTAACATTTGTAGAAAAGCTTTCAATGAAATTACTAAAAAATAGTGCTTCTTTATTGATAATAACATCTTCGGGGCTTACAAATGATAAAAGAACATACTTTTGACCTCTAATTGGCTTGTCTTCGTCTAAATGATCCTCAACTCTTGGGTCAACTAATTCAATTTTTTTATCTTTTACTGTTGTCATAATTCCTATAATATTTTATATAAGTTTAATCTTATATATTTTTAAAAAAAATATGAAATAATATTAAACAATGAACTATAAATTTGATTATTCGGAGGCTGGATCTCGATTAATGAAATATTTATTTGAAGGTTTAGTTGTTGCATTTATAGCAATTATATTGCCAAAAAATAAATTAGAATGGAATGAAATATGGCTATTGGCCTTAACAGCGGCATGCACATTCTCAATATTAGATTTACTATCACCAGTAATATCACAAAGTGCTAGACAAGGTGTCGGATTGGGCGCAGGATTTAGTTTAGTAGGATTTCCAATGGGATTTTAAAGCATTATAATGAAGGTATAATTTCATAATTTAAATCTATACATATTTTTTTCCATATTTGGTCTTGAACATAAAGCTTTTCCCTACTTTTCAATAAAGGAAAGTATTTAAGATATTCATCTAGACCCAATATTTGAAAAAACTTATAAAGAACGTAGCTGTATGATAAAAAGTTTTTTCTATCTTTCGGACAATGTTTCAAGAAAGGTGCTTGAATACTTCTAAACATACTGCAAAGTTTTTCTTCTAACTCGGGGCTAAATTGCGGTGTAGGTATACCATTAATTCTGTTTATAATATAATTAATATGTTCGTAATATTTATTTATACGTAATCTTTTGAGAATATCCCTCATTTTAGTATAAGTAATCGTTTTAAGGTCAACTATTTTT